GCCGCCATAGCCGCCGCCGCCGCTTGCGCCGCGCCTAAAGCCGCCATCTGATCCGCAACTTCCTTTAACTTAGCCTTTAGATCTTCAAGTTTCTTTTGAGTCTTAGCGTTGAGTTCATCTATTGCCTTGTTATAGGACTCCTGAGCCTTAATAAGAGCGTCATTTAGATCCTTTTGTGATGCGGCAAGCCCTTCATCAAACGCCTTCTTATTAGCCGCTAGAGCCTCTGTAAGGGTCTTTTTAGCATCAGCCAGCGCTTCATTGCGTGTCACCATAGCCTCAGCCATAGAGTCATTGAACCCACGGTTAGCATCTGCCAAAGCGTTATTCATTTCTGAATTCACCACAGCAAGAGATTGTTTTAGATCCACGGAAACCTGGTTAAAAGCGGTCATCAATTCTTCAGTGGCTAACTTGCCGCCTGCGTTCATGGTGTTTGCAAGAGCGTCTAAGCCGTGAGCAGATGTGGTTTCTACCTGACCGTAAAGACTTTGTAATTCTTTGGTTGCTTCAGGAGAAGCGGCTTTAAGAGCCTCAGCAATTTTGTTGCCTGCTTCAGGACCATTCTTTACAACTTCTTCAATAAAGACCTGGCTGTAACCCAAACCAGCAAGAGCCGCCGCGTTTTTCTGAAGTTCTTTAGCGCCAGCCAGTTTAACCTTTAATTCTTCAAGAAGTTTGTCTGCGCTAGTAGCACCGCCAGTAAAAGCCTCTGAAATGCTAAAGCCAGTTTTAGAAGCAAAAGCATTGCGCAAGCGATCAATAGAAGATTGAATAATTGAGGCTTGTTTTTCAGCCGCGTTCTTTGTTAGTTCAGCCGCTTTGTCAGCCGCCTTTTGGCGAATGTCCTCAGTCTTATATGCTAAATCTCTTTCAAGAGATATTTTCTTTTTAGCGTAATCAGCCTCAATGTTAAATACTGCTTCATCATAACGCTTTTGATCAGCCGCATCAGCCTCACCTTTTTTCTTAGTAAGAGATGCGTATTCTTCATCATATTTTTTGTGCGCGTCTAATTTCTTTTGGTTGTAATCATCAAGTTCTTTGGCGGCATCATCATTGTATGAAGCAATAGTTTCATTCATCTGCTTATAGATGTCAGTGACTTGTTTACTGTATTTATCAAGAGCCTTTTGATCTTTTGCAGATAAACCGCCGCCTTTACCTGTTCCACCTGTACCGTCTGTGGTTGTTTTAACAGCCTCTTTAGTTTTCTTTGCAGACTTATCAGCCTCTTTACCAACATTATCTAAACTAGCCGCAAGTTCTTTCGCCTTCTTAGCCGCGCCATCAGCAAAATCTGAAATACCATCTAGCCCTTTATTCATAAGATCTAGACCAGCCTTAGCGTATTTACCTACGCCAGGAAGATGTGAAAGAGCAGTCAGTAATAAACGCAATGGTCCTGAAGTGACTTTGAATATGGCTTCATAAACTTGTCCAACCATAGGAATAATTGCGGCAAAAGCCATAAGACCTGCTTTGCCAACTGTAATTACAAGTTTTCTAAATGCTTCACTGTGTTTCCATAATAAAACAATTGCGGCAACAGCCAAAGTAATACCTGTAATAATCAAGCCGACTGGATTAGCGCGCATAGCGGCGTTAAGTGCCAACATAGAAGCGGCAAGACCATTAGTAGATGCAATAGAGGCTAACTGCTGACCCTTTAAGATAGTTGTTGCAACGGCTAATACTTCTGATCCAACAGCAGTTGCTATCATTATGCCCTTGTAGGCAAGGAAAGCCCCGCCAGCAATTGCAACAACTTTTGCAACAGCCATAATATCGCCTTGATATTTCTTAAAAAATTCGCCAATTGTATTTAATACAGGAATAAGCAATTTAAGAACAGCAAGAACACCTCTAAATGCAGGCATAAGAGCATCACCCAAAGCAACCTTAGCATTATCAAATTGTGCTTTAAGAGTACGCATAGTGTTAGCAGTGCCATCTGCTGTACGCGCATAATCGCCCTGCGCTAATTTTGTGTCCTTCATAATCAACGAATAAGAAGCCTGTGCTTTAGCCGCAGGAGTAAGCGCTTCACTGGTGGACTTAATCAAGCCCATAGACATTGCTTCAGTCTTTAAGCGAGCATCAGAAAGAGCCACACCAAACTTCTTTAGCGGTTCTGTTTCTCCTGATAGTCCTGATCTCAATGCCAGGATTGCATCATCAATACTTGTGTTGTTGAAAGAAGCCATATCAGAAGCCAACTGAACAAGGCTTGTGGACATGTCTGTTGCTGTGTCTTGTCCTAAACCAAATGCTTGAAAGAGGTTTCCGTATGTACCAGCCGCTTCAACTGCCGCTTGCTTAGAAAGACCCATTGAGGTTGCAGACTTATTAGCCCAACCTTCAACCACTGTTGCGTTCTCGCCAAAGACCACATTCATCTTGCCTAATGACTCAGCCATATTGCTAGATGCCATGATCACATCTTTGCCAAACTGAAGAACTTGCTGACCAGCAAAAGCAACACCGAGCGTTGCGCCCACCTGCTTTAGTTTGGTGACAAAGTTAGCCATACCTGAAGATGCTGTTTTGATGTTGTCATCAACACCTTTGATTGCGCTTTGCGCCTGGGCTAAGCCCGCCTTTAGATCATTGACATCTGCGGTGAGTTTAATTACAAGAGGATCAACTGTTGTCACGCGTTATCCTCTCAATTTCTCTTTAATAGCAGTTACAAAGACTCTGTTTACTGTGCCATTACGGATCATCATAAGAGCGGCAGGTTCTAGATATGGGTATTTTATCGCGGAATTCTGCGGTAAGCCTTGTTCAAGAGTGCGGGCATAGATCATTGAAGCGCCAACTTCAGCAATGTATGTTTCAAAACCTTTACGGTATGTGGTGTGAATAGAGCGTTTTAAGTTACCTGTAACGGTGTTTGGCTCGCTACCACCCTGGTGTTTAGGCGGCGTAATCTTTAGATAAGCGTTGCCAGTTCTTTTGCTAACACGCTTTTCATAAGATCTAGTGCCTTTGAAATTCATTTTTGCCTGGCGTTCAATCACCAAACCAGCGCGCATGATCCCAATTTGTGCGCCTTGATTGATTGCTTCTTCTGAAGCGTCAATCTGATCTAACACATCTTTAAGGTTCTTGATAACGATTGCGCCGCCAGCCATTTATCCACTAGCCCTTTCAGCCTTTACTTCTTCCACAACTGCCGCAATTGCTAACAGCCAGTCTGCTACTCCAGCAGGCAATTCATCTACCTGCTGTGGTGTCCAGCCAAAACGATCAGCCATGAAATAGTAATTCCATTGCTCATCAGGGAAGTCAAACGCCTCATGGCGCTCACCACCCTGAAGTAACCATTTTAGCCTTTGGAGTCGGCGGTAGGCGCTTTTGGGTCTGCCTCTGTTTCAGGCGTTTCAGCCAGGTTAGGGAACAGATACTTCTGCGCATCTTTAGATACTTCAACAAGAGCATCATAATCAGCCATTGTTAATTCATCTAGTGTTTCAATTTTTATTGCTGGAATGATTAGATCAAATGACCAATCTTCAACAAGCATTGCAATGAGCGCATCTGAAAGAGCAAGCGCTTTAGATAAATCGCCGCCTGAAGTTTCATCTGCTGTGCGCATAACACGCTTGCGATCTTTAACGCGCAATAGCGTTGGATCTTTAATTTTTACTGTTGCACCTGACGGTAGCGTTACTTCTTTTGACATTTATGCCTCCTAATAGTTGCCTTCCAACAATCATAACAAACAAAAGGCGAGTAGGTGGGGGTAGGAAGGCGGGAAGGCAATCGCCCTCAACCACCCACCACCTACTCTAGATCTTGATTATGCGTATGTTCCTGATGGTTTGGCGTTCTGAAGAACCCATTTGATAGGAGCAAATCCACCAGTTGAACCAGCATCAGTTGTATTTGACTGAGCATTAAGATCAATAGTGACCTTTACAAAGTCATCTCCACGCTCAATCATTGCGGCTGTGTAAGCACCCTTAGTGATTGTTGCCTGGATCTGAACTGCCGCCGCACCTGCACCGTAAGCCCAGTTAAGAACAATGGCTGGCTGTGTGTTGCTAAGGAAGTTAGTAAGTTGAGCATCAGTTTCCATAACAAATGTGATCTTGCCAGTTGTTTCTACTGGACCTAAGAAAACCTGATAAGGGTTCTGAGTGTTGGAGATACCGTAGATAGGTGTAACAGGGCGCTTCATATCAATGTTGCCTGTCATTGCTGTTGAAACAGTAGATCCACCAATTGAAACAGTACCTTTCCAAACCTGTGTTGGAAGAAGTGCTGAGAATGTAGGTGTTGGATCTGAAACGGTCTGTGACTGCCAGCCAGTTGTCTTTGCGTCATATTCCAACATGCCATCTGCGTTGAACTTCAATGAGAAGTCTGAGAACTGGCAACCTGGGTATGAGCGAACAGCAACAGCATAGAAATCTGTCAATGTATATGAGATTGGCTGTGCATCAACATTTGATGCAAGGCTGTTCTTCAAAGAAATTGTGTGTGTATAAGGTGCAGATACGCCTGTTGTTGCTACTGATCCGAGCAAACCTGCAAGTCCATAGCCAATGGTGTCAGCAAATACTGCGCCACCAAAGTCAAATGTAGAGCGTGTACGCCCTGGAAGATAGTTGTAATTAAGAACATTTGAGCCGCGTAGTCCTTGATCATAGAGTGGATCAATGATGTCTTGTGGCTTAATTGAGTCCTTAGCGACTGGAATAAAATCGGTTGGTGCTACTACTGTACCTTTGGTTGCTTCTTTAGCAATACCTAAGTACGAGCGTACGGACTGTTGAACAGCCATGTGATCACTCTCCTAGTTTCTTGTCTGACGCGGCAGACACTGTTGATATTGGTTCTGTTGGTTTTGGAAATGAAGGCTTTGATCCAGCAGGTGTTACATCTGCTACATCAAATCCTTCAGGTGCGTCAAATTCGTCACCAGGTTTTACAGTGATCCCAATGCTAGGGAACACACGCTCATCTGTTCCATTGTATGTATATTTCATGTTGCTCCTTATGCCTGGATCATCTGTGTCACTGGGAATTGTATCTCAGCAAAGATTTCAGTAACGCCTTCTTTTTCAGTGCTAGGTTCACCGTAGCGGGCTTGAATAACAGGTTCTGCTCCCTGCCATACAAGGTTGCCTGATGTATCGCCAAAGTTATGATCAGAGCGCAAGCGCGCTTTGATGTTATCCACTACATCATCAAAATCAGACATGACGGTAAGGCTGTCGCGGTGAAATGAGATGCAGAAGATTTGAAGAATTACGGTGTAATCAATTCGCTTCCAACCGTTATGAGCGCCGCCTATTGCTAAACGGTTTTCATATTCATCAGCAATGTAAACAACAACGGCACTACGGGTTAATTGTCCAGGTAAAGCGTTCACTTCATAGTTAATGTACTTAGGAAATGAAGGCATGACCTGATTGACATTTTCAATAGGCGGGTTTGAAATAAAGTTTGAAAGAGTTGCGCGTACGGCGGCGCGACCAGTCAGCGTGGTAACTGTCATTATCGGATACGCCTGTACTTGTTCACCATGTCTAGAGCCAGGGCAATCTCACTAGCGTAACGGCTTGTGTCAGCCACATTGTTTGTAGGCTGAGTTGTGTACTGCATAGTTGTAGATCCAACGCCACGCATCTTGATAAAGGCTGATGTAATTAAAATACAGGCTTGCTTCAAAGCGTTAGGCATATTGCCAAATGTTGTTCCTGCGTTGTGAGCATAAATCAAAGGACTTGTAAGCGTAACAATAGCGTTTCCGTAAGTATATGAATTGCTTACAGTGACCCATTCATTTGTCTGTCCGTCAGTGATGCGGTAGCGCTGTCCTGGGCAAATACCTGTTGGATCTACTACG